AAATTAGAAAAATTAAAAGAAGAAGAAGCTAAAAGATTAGAAAAAGAAAAAATAATAGAAGAAAAAAGAATGGAAGTAAAAAAAGAAATCTTTAGTGTTCTAAATAATCTTTCTCAAAAATATGATGAATTTCAAGATGTGACTTGGGTAACTAACAAAAGAGTAGAGAACAATATTTCTGTTTATGGTGGCTTTCAAGGAAAGACTTATACAAAACCAATGTTTTATAGATTAGTTGTTAGTTATACAGGTAAAGATTGGATATTTTTTGATAATATGATTGTTGTAACAGATTCAGGGAAATATACAATAGATTTTCCTAAGTTAGAGCAAAAAACAGATGTTGGTTATGGATATGTTTATGAAACATATGATGTTTTTCTAGATAATACAAACAAAGGAATTGTTAGATCTATGGCAAACTCTGATAATGTGAAAATAAGATTAAAAGGCAGAGAAAATGTTTATGATTTTACTTTAACAAAAGCTGACAAAGCTGGATTAAAGGCAATGATTGATTTAATGGATAAAGAGCAAGAGTTATCAGAAATAAAATAATTAAATTTTAAAGCACTTAGTTAATTCTAGGTGCTTTTTTATTGCAAAGGAGAGTGATTATCTTCAAATAATTTTAAAATTATAAAAGATAATTCGTGTTTTTGGTATTGTACACGATAAAGAACAAGAGCTAAATTGTTGACATGCAACGTTAAAAATGAAAGGAGCAAATAAATGAATAAAGATGAATTAATTAAGTTAGGACTAACAGAAGAACAAGCAACAAAGTTAATGGAAAAATATGGAAATATGATCCAACAAAGTAGATTTAATGAAGTTGTAGAAGAAAAGAATAAGTTAAAAGCAGATTTGACTGAAAGAGATAAACAATTATCTGAGTTACAAAAGAACAATTCAAGTAATGAAGAATTAAAAAAACAAATTACTGAATTACAAGAAAAAAATCAAGCTAGTGAGAAAGAATATCAAGAGACATTAGCTAAAATTAAGCTTGATAATGCTTTAGAACTTGCTTTAACAACTGCAGGAGCTAGAAATAATTTAGCTGTAAAAGCATTGTTAAAAATGGAAAATATAAAAATGGATAATGACAAAGTTATAGGTTTAACTGAGCAAATAGAAGAACTTAAAAAGACAAGTGATTATCTATTTAAAGCTGAAGAAAAAACACCACCAGCACCAGCAGGAACAACACCAGCTAATCCAAATGGTAGTGGAAACCCTGCTGAATCTAAAGTAACATTAGGTAGTGCTTTAAGTGCATTTTATAAAGGTATTAATTAAAAATTTTAGGAGGTAAAATATGCCAGCAATAACATTAGCAGAAGTAAGACAAGGACAATTAACAGATTTAGAAAAAGGAGTAATTGATGAATTTACAAGAGGAGATTATTTATTTCAAGCAATACCATTTGACCCAATAGCTAACCCAATAAAGGGTGGGGCAGGTTGGTCAGCGTCTTATGTACATTTAAGTGAAGAATCTCAAACAGGTTTCAGAGGTATCAATGGAAAGTATGATGATACATTTGCAAAAAAGAAAATGAAAACAGCAGAAGTAAAAGTTTATGGAGGTTCATTCTCTATTGATAGAGCATTAAGAGACCAAGGTGGAGTAGAAAATGAAGTTGCTTTTCAAATGGGACAATTAATTAAATCAGCAAGAAAAGGTTTCTCATATTATTTAATAAATGGATCAGTTGCAGCATCAGCTGAACAATTTGATGGACTTGATACTTTATTAAAGGGAACAGCTACTGATATGTTAGCTCATGCAACAGGATTTGATTTTTCAACATTTGATAAGGTTAAAGCAAATGCACTTGAATTTACAACAAAATTAGATGAATGGTTATCATTATTAAGTGAAAAACCACATGCCTTAATAGGTAACTCTAAGATGATTACAAAGATAAAAGCTGCAGCAAAAGTAGCTGGGTTATATACTCTAACTCCAACAGCTTATGGTGAACAAATTGATTCTTATGATGGGATTCCTTTAATTAAAGTTGAAAAATACACTCCTAAGGGAGAAACAGTTGCAAAAGAAACAATAGCTATTGACACTGCTACTGGAAACACTTCATTATATGCAGTAAGATTTGGAGAAGATGCGTTATCAGTTGCTTCACCATCTTCTGGGAAAATAATAGATGTAATTGCTCCTGACTTCAATGTAGCTTCTGAACAAGCAAGAGGACTTGTAGAATTAAGAGGAGTGCCTATATTAAAAACTTCTAAATCATGTGGAGTATTAAGAAATATAAAAGTACAATAGGAGGTAAAATATGTTTATAATAAAAACTAAAAATGAAGGGTATACTGGTGAAATATCTGGTATACCTTTTTTAAATGGGGTAGCAAAAGTTGAGAACTTATCAGCGACTGATGTAGAATGGTTTAAATCTTATGGCCATATAGTAGAAGAAGAAATAGAAAAAGTAGAAGAAAATTCTGTTGAAGAAACAAATGATGAGGAAGTAAAAGCAGAAGAAGTAGGCAAAAATAAAAAAGGAAGATAGTTATGATAGATATTGTTGTGGATAAAGTTAAAATTATAGAGGACCTAAAAAATATGTTACTTGGATATAATTATACTTTACAAGATAATGATAAGCTATTTGATATTATTTTACCTAAGAATTTACAAAATCTTAAAAATATTTTAAATAGAGAAGAAGTACCAGATGAGTTATATTATGTATTTCTATGTAGATGTGTAGGAGATTATCTTAATACAAAATATTCCACAAATACTTTGAATATAGATACTCTTAATTTTGAGCCAATGTTAGCTTCACTTACAGAAGGGAGGGTTTCTATGAGTTTTAAAGGTAATACTAATCAAGAAACTTTTTCTAATCTAATACAAGGGCTAATAAATTATGGGAAGCAAGAAATATATAGGTATAGATTTGTGGGGTGGTAAATATGTTTGATTATGCTAGAAGAATACTAGAAAAAACATACACTGGAAAATGTAATATTTATTGTACTGAAATATTTACAGATGAAAATGGAATAACAGATGAAAGAGAAGGGGTATTAGTTAAATCTAATATCCCTTGCCTCTTATCTTATGAAAGTAATCCAGTAGTTATTCAGGGTAATTATGGGGTCGCTACATCTACAATAGTTCTATTTTTAAGTCCAGATATAGAAATTCCTTTAAATTCTGAAATTGAAGTAACTCAAAATGGAATCACAAAGAAGTATAAACATAGTGGAGAAATAGCAATGTATAGAACACATCAGGAAATAACTTTAGATAGTGAAAGGAAAGCTTAATGAAATTAAATATTGATATTTCTGAATTTAAAAGATTTACTGAAAAAAATGTAAAACAGATAAAAGAAAACTATGATAAAGCTATTGATGATTCTTTGAGTGAGTTAGGTGGAAGGTTATTGAATAAAGTTATAAGAAAAACACCAGTTGGAAAAAGTATAAAAGGGGTTAAATACTTTGGAGATAAAACAGGAGAGCTTGTAAGGTACACAAAAGGTAAAAATAAAGGCAAGTATAAAACTAAAACTATTACTACTCATACTGGTGGAAATTTAAGAAGAAGTTGGTATATATCCAAAGTTATAAAGAGTGATGATAAAAGATTTATTACTCTTTATAATGTTGCAAGATATGCTATTTATGTTGAGTATGGGCATAGACAAACTCCAGGTAGATTTGTACCAGCAATTGGTAAAAAATTAAAAGCTAGTTGGGTAAAGGGTAGATTCATGATGACTAATTCAGTAACTGAAATAAATAAAATTAGGCAAGCTGTATTTAATAGGAATTTAGATAAATATATGGAGGACAAAGAGTAATGAAGGTTTTAAATAATATAGCAAAAGCTATCACAAAAAATTATCCTGGTAAAAAAATAAATATCAATGATATAACACAAGGTTTTACAACTCCTAGTTTTACATTACAATTAGTAAATCATAGAGACACTACAATAGCAGGAGTTAAATTTAACAAGGTCTATACTGTTGATGTTATTTATCATGGAGAAAGAGATTTAGATATATTTCAAGTAGCAGATGAATTAATAGATAAAATTACCCTTGATATTCAAGATTTTAAAGTTTTGAATTATGAGATTGAAATAATTGATAAAGAAGCTCATACAGTTATTGAATTGATGGAGTGTAATATTAAAAAAGTTAATTTAGAAAATGATAATTCATTTTATTCTAAATTAAAAAAGACTATTGAAAAGATAAGTCAAAAAAAGTGTGATTTTATTAATACGGACCTTACAGGAATAGATTTAAAGCAAGGAATATTTATAATTCAACCTCAAGATTTAAGTACAGAAACAATAAGTATCAATCATAAAAAACAATATGATAGAACTATAAATCTAATCTATCTTGAGGACAATTATTCAAATATAATGCCATCTATTACTTGGTTTGAAAAGCAAATGAAATTACTATGTGAAGATTTAGAATTAAGAAAAAATTATATAAATATGGATTATTCAGTAAGTTTTAACTATGGCAATGATGATGAAATTTATAATGCAATAGTTAATATTAATGCTGAATTAACTGTGAAAGAGAGGTAAAAATGGATATACAATTTTTAGTTGGAAAACAAACTGCAGAAGGTACTGCAAAATTAACTGGATTAAATCAATTAGATTGTACAAATTATGGAGTAGTTCCTAAAGTAAATAAAACAACAAGTAAAGCAATAGGTGCTGGAAGATGGGAAAGAGACGGTTTTGTATCAAAAGTTGAAGTTAATGGAGATTTAACTATTGAAGCAACAACAGGACAATTAGAAATATTATTAGAAGGAGCAGGATTTAAAGGAACAAAGGATAATAAAAATCATAATTTTTTACCAGAACCATTTGATAATTTCTTAACTCTTATTTCAAATAATGTTGAAGATGATATAGCAGAATATGCTCAAGATTGTTTAGTATCTAGTTTGAAAATAAGTACACAAATGGAAGCATTTGTAAATGTAACTGCTAATATTATAGGTAAAGAACATAAGGTATTAAATAATAAAATAAATGCTACTCCAGTTGCATTAAAAGGAGAATCGTTAATTTGTTTAGGTGCTGTTATAAAGGAAACTTCAACAGATATGACTGCAAAGATAGAATCAATAGACATTAATATTGATAATAAACTTGAAGGAAAAGGTGCTTTAAATACAGTCTATACAACAAAAATAAGACAAGCTGATAGAGGAACAGTTGGACTTAATTTAACTTTTAATAGTTTTGATAAGGATAGCTATAAAAAAGCTTATGAACTATTAAGAAAGAACACATCTTATGTTATAGAAGTTACTTTAGCAGAAACAACAGATCCAACAAAAACTGTTAAATTAGAGTTTCCAAATGTAAAAGTATCTAATGTAGAAGCAACTAATTTAGATGGTGCTGGTGGAATGACAAAAGAATTGACAGCTTATTATGATAAAGTAGCACAAACACCAGTTAAAATAACATTTGAAAATTATCATGATGCATAAGGAGTAGGAAATGAAAAAAGAAATAAAAGAGGAAATTAAAGAAACTATTGAAGAAAAGAAAGTTAGCTACATAGTTAATTATGGAAAAGATGGAGATATTATAGCAGTTGAAACAGTAGGAACATTTAGAAATATGATGAATTTCTATAATAAACCTCGTGAAACTGTTAGAGTTTTATCTGATGCTAAAGCTTTTGAAACTGTTAAAATTCATTATACTTTTGAAGAAATGCCAGAATTTGAATTATTATTGGCACAAACTTTAAAGATTACTTTAGAGAATAAAGAAGTGGATAAGACAGCAGAAAATTTAATGAAATTTTTTGATAAAGAACCTCATACTTTTCAAAAAATATTAGATGAAATAATGAAAAACTCTGAAAATAGGGGTTTCAAGATATAGAACAAGTCTACTATAAGGCTTGTTCTTTTTATATGAGAGGACATAAGACAGCCAATAAGGAAAAGTATCAAAAAATAATTAATGATATTCATAGATATAATATGTATTTTGAAACTAAAGGTATGGATGGTTCTTATTATTATATCCACAGATTGCCTTTAAATCTTGGTTATGATGAGCATCCTTATTGGCTTATTGAAAAAATGAATTTTATTTTAAGAGTAACAAATAAAACTTATTCTGAAATAAGAAAAAGGGGAAGTTGATATGAGTGATAAGAAATTAAAGACAGTTATAGAAGTTGTTGATAAATATTCAAAAGAATTAAAAGACTTCTCTAAAAAAATAAATGAAACAAATGATGAATTAAAGAAACTTCAAGATAATTTTGCTAAAGGTAGCGATGGGGCTAAAAGGCTGTCAGATTCATTGAGTTTAATTAAGAAAGTTGGAGTAGGTGCAGCAGTTCTCTATGTAGGAAATAAAATAAAAGATTTAGGTAAGTTTGCAATAGAAAGTGCATCTAAAATGGATGAATTAGCAAATGTAACTAGACAAGTCTTTGAAAGTTCTACAAAAGAGATAGAACAATGGGCAAAAACTATAGATAAAGAAGTTGGTAGAAGTATTTACCAAATGCAAAACTTTGCTAGTGTTTATGGTTCTATGTTTAAAGGTGCCGGATTTGATACTTCATTTTTTAAACAAATATCTAAAGATTTGGCAACATTCACTGCTGACTTTTCTTCTTTCTTTAATGTTACAGATGACGAAGCATTTACAGCAATAAAAGGAGCATTAACTGGAGAAACAGAAGCATTAAAAAGATATGGACTTATCTTAAATGATACTACTATGGCAGAATATGCTTTATCACAAGGTATAAAAGAAAAATGGCAGAACTTAGATACGGCAACAAAAATGCAGTTGAGATATAACAAGTTAATGGAAATGACAACATATATTCAAGGTGATGCAAGTAGAACTATTGATGGATATGCTAACTCATTAAAAAAAGCAGAAGGATTAATAGATAATATAGCAACATCTATTGGACATAAGTTATTACCATTTGCAACTAAGGTTGTTCATATGTTTAATGGAATTGCAGAAGCTGTTGATGATATGTTAAGTAAAAAATCAAGCACTGATTATCTATTTGATTTTGTAAAAGAAAAACAAAATCTTGATGACTTAAAAGATAGATATGTAGAATTATCAAAGATGTATCTTGAGGGTTTAGGAACTCCTGAAAGTGAAAGAGAAAGAAATGAAATATATGAAAGATTGTTAGCTATGTATCCTGATTTAATTGGAAAAATTGGAAAAGAAGCAGAAGCTTATTATAAAGTTGCAGAAGCTATTGAAGTCGTTATAAGACAACTAAAAGAAAAAGCATTGGCAGAATATGCTAGTGATAAATTTAAAGAAATTATTGCTGATACAGATAAAGATTTAAAAACTGTTCAAAAAAAGCAAGAAGAAAGAGAAGAACAGAGATTAAGATTATTAGCAGAAACTGGTGTTGATTATAGCAAAATAAGTCCAAGAAAACTAAAAAAAATAAATCAACTTTATGAAAAATCTGCTAATGGAGATGAAAAAGCACAAGAAGAGTTAGGTAAATTAACTAGAAGATATGGTGGTGGAACAAAAAAAGGATTTGTTAAAACTGGAAGTGCAGGGATAATTGAATATGCTAATGATGAAAAAACCAGAAAAAATATCAGTGATGAAGCTCAAAGAAAAGCAGAGGAAAATTTAAAAAAAAGAACTGCTGAATTTGAAAGAGGCTATAACTCATTAGCAAATACTTTAGATGTGGTATCAAATTCAAATTTAAGTAAAACTTCTACAACAAGAGAATTTGAAAGAAATATTAAAGAGTTAAAAGGAAAAGTACAATCGACTAAAGATAAATATAAAGAAATAAATGAATTGGATAAAATAGCAACTGAAAATGCAGAACAATTATTATCTAATTGGAAAAATGGTAAATATAATAATGCTAATTTAAAAGAACTAAAAGAAATTCATAAAAAAATAGTAGCCTCTGGAATAGACCCTGTTGCTGCTTCTGAAATTCAATCTAGGATAACTCAGCTAGAATCTCTTGAAGGGAAAACAGAGAAAACAGCTAAGGCTATAAAAACTCATAGTAAATCAATAGTTCAAAGTGTAAAAGATATCTACGGTGCATTTCAAAAAGATATGCAAAATCAGGTTGATTATGACGATATTTTAGGTACTGCTGATATAGATAAAATCAAAAATCAAATAAGTATTTTAAAAGGATATATAAAAGAAGCGGTTGATAATGGACAAATAGATTTGGCTAAGAGTTTGCAAATTCAATTGCAAGAAAAAGAATTTAAGATTAAAAAATTTGATATTGATGAAGCTTTGGATAAAGTTAAAGAAAAAATAGAAGATTTAGAAATAAATTTCAGTAAAGGAAAAATTTCTGAAGAAAACTATCATGAGGAAAGAGCGAAAGTTCTTGGAGACTTAATAAAAACTTATGAAAAACATAATATTGACTTAGATAAATTATCTGAAGAAGATGCTAGACATTTGAGAGAAGCTATTGAATTAGCTAAACAAAAGAAAAAAGCATCAGAAGATGAAGTAGAAAATTTACAAAGGATAGCAACTAAGTTAAAAAAAGTTAATGAGGCTTTAGATAGTATAAATTCTTTAGCTTCTTCTTTTTCGCAATTAGGGCAAGTTACTGGAAGTAAATCAATAGGAAATATTGGTGGAATATTAAGTAATATCTTTAATATTGGAACTTCTTTCAATAATCTAGGTGATATTAAATCAATAGCAAAAATCTTTTCTGGTGGGTTAGGAAATTTTACAGCAGGAATGAATTCATTAAGTTCTCTTGTAGGAATAGCAACTGGAGGATTAGGTATAGTTAAATCATTAGGTTCTGTAATAGGTTTTGGAAAAGGTAAAAATAAAGCTGCAGAAATAGATAACAGAAATAGAGAAAATGAAAACAGATACCAGGACCAAATAAAAGCTATGCAAACTTTAACTGAAGCACTAAAGAAAAATGCAGATTATGTAAAGAATTTTACAGATAGAATTTTAACAGAAGCAGCTAAGAACCCAACTTTATCATTTTTAAGTAACAGCAATAGAAATATAGATTTATTCCAACAAGCTATGCTAAATGGCAAACATTTCAGTGATATATCTGCATTAGAGAAAGGCTCTACAAGATACAGTAGAGGTTTTGGAAGAAGAAAGAAATCAAAAGATACATATACTGCTGTAAGTGTTGGAGAAGCTCAATTATTGAAGTATTTAGGTTTTGATAAGACTGAACTTGATGCTTTTACAGATAATGAAATGAGACAACTTAACAATGCTTTAAAGAATGTATCTCATAATGATTTAGTAAAAGCTACTGGAAGAAACTTAACTCAATCTAATTTAGATGAGTGGAAAAAGCAAATAAGTGAGTTTGTATCACAGTTAGATTTGTTAGAAAAAGAAAAAAAAGATCTATTCAGAGGATCAACTCTTGATAGTTTTACAGGGATTGATTATTCTTCTGAAAAGAAATTAATCCAGGAATACACAGAGCAATTCAAACAAATGGGACTTATTGGAGAACAATACAGTGAGACTATTAAAGAAATGGCTAGAAATAATCAAGTTTTAGTTACTGCTATGCAAGATGTAAGAGCTCAAACAATTGAGGGCTTAGCTAGTGGCAATGGTGGATTTGTAACATCAATGAAAAGCTACTTTGAAAAGATATTTAAAAATGCAAGTTCTGTTGCTTATGATGTGGCTTTTTCTGATTTAGATAGATACTTTAATGATGAATTTAAGAAAATATCTGAAAAGCTAGTAAATATTAAGAAAACTGGAAAGCTAAATTTTAATGATTTACTTTCTGGAGTTGATTTTAGCAAATTAAAACTAGCAGAAAGCATAGAAACACAAGCTAAAAAGTCTCTTGATACTATAAAACAATTTTTATTGAGTAGAGGTATTGATATTTCTATTATCAATAAAATTCTGCCAAATAGTGATTTTAATGACAAATTAAATGATATGAAAAATGCTTTAAGTAATGCAATGAATGAAGCTCAAAAAGAAAAGAAATTTGACAGCTTTACAAAAAGTTTAGGAGAATCTCTATATGAAAGTACAAAGGCTAGTTTAATAAAAGCATTTTCAGAAAGTTCAGTTTATCAAGGTTTAATATCTAAGTTTGTAAACACTGAAGATATGAAAGCAGAGATAGAAAAGGCAGGGACATTTGAGGGAGCATTTAACATCATCAAAAATAAATTAAAAGATTTTGGTTATAGATTGGAAAGTAATGGACTTGGTGGTTTTGATGCAATTAACAATAAAGATAAAACAGATAATCAACTTGGTAATGCTTACTATCAAGACAAGTCTTCTAATGTAGAAATAAAGGTTACTAATAACTTTTATGAAAAAGTTTATGGAGTAGATGATTTAGAGGGAAGAATTTTAAAAAGTGTAAATATTGGTATAGAAGCTTGGACTAAAAAACCAAAAGTAACACCATAGGAGGAATAATGCAAAAGTTAAGTATGGAAATAGATAGCCATTTATATATGGCTAAGATAACTAACATATCTAAGAATAGTGATATTACAGATTATATAGATAACTGTGATATTACTTTACCTAAAACTAGCGAAATTTCTTCTATGGATGCTAGTTTTATACTCGATGAAAAATTAGTTGATACAGGAAATGAAGTAAAGATAGAAGTTATAGATGAAGTTGGAAATTTACTTTATGAATTGCAAGGAATGGCAACCCTTGAAAGAAGAAATAAAAGTTACACAGGAAAAGAAACTTTTACATATTCTATTAAAGATAGTTATGACAAGCTATTTGATAAGGTAGTTCCAGAAACAATAGTATTCTTTGATTTATTTTTTTGTAATACAAATGATAAACATAATTCTTTACTTCATATTGTTGCAAATAAATTAGGTTTTAGAGAGGACCAAATAGATTTTAAAGATATAGCTTTTAATGATGGAAGTTTAATGAGAGTTCCTTTTGTACTTTTTGAGCAAGATGAAAGATGGGTTGATATTTTACAAAGATTTATTAAGGCTACTGACAGTATTTTATATATTAAGAATAAAAAATTATTTTCAAGACCTCGTAATTTTATGTTAAATGAGGTTTTAAAATTTGATAGGACTAATATTATCACTGATATTGAGGAAGCCTTTAAAAGTGCCTTATACAACGGAATAAGAGTAAATTATGATAGATTTATTAAATTAGAAAATCAAGTGGTATTTAATTTAGCTCAAAAAGTAATAGTTGATAAGAATAAACCTGTTGGAACTAAGGATATACAAAGTATGAGAATAACTTATACAACTTCAAGTGTATCTAATCCAACTTTAACAAAAGGTACTGCATATTACTTTACAAAAGAAGATGATATAAAAAGTAAAGTTGATATAAAACTTGTAAAAGGAACACATTACATTATTGAGGAATGGAAAGAAACACAGGCAATAGTTAAGTTTTTTAATCCATATCCTTATAAACTTTATATAGAAAATTTTGAAATAAAAGGGCTACCACTTGTGAAATATCAAGACAATGAGGCTGTTATTAAAAATCCTAACATATTAGAAAAATACCAGGAGAATTTTATATCTATACAAAAGAATAGAGAAGTTCAAACTGAAAAACTTGCTAAACATATTGCTTTATCTGAATACAAAGTACAAATATTAAATAATAGGAATTTTAATTTTAATACTCATTTTTTAAAAGATATTGAATTAGGAGAAGTTTACAGTTTAGAACTTGAAGATATTAATACAGTTGTAAGAGTAACGAATATTCAAGTATCATTAAAACCAGCACAATTTGAAATGAGAGTAGAAGCTGAATGTGTTGAAAATGATGGAGAATTTACTTATTCAAGTACCTTGTCTGGAAAGAGTAACACTAATTTTGTAGACTTAAAACCTTTGGAAGAAAAGATAGATGAAAATAGTAAAAATCTAAAAATTTTAGATAGAGATATAAGAAGTAAGCTTTTTAAACAAAAAACAGAGCCTAATTCATCAGATGTAAAAGAGAACGATATTTGGTTAAACCCAGATACAAATATATGGAAGAAATTTTATAACGGAGTATGGAATTCTATATCTGAAGATGAAATTTTACCATCTATGAAAATGTATAACTCTATTGATAGAAATATTATAAAACTACAAGGCACAGCTGACAAGGTTGGAGCATATCTTTTAAATGATGGTGAAAAGTTTGGTAGTCTTAATGGAGAACTTGCTCATGTAACTTTTGATAAATTGGGACAATTTGAAGCGGAAAACCCAAATAATAGAGTAGCTTTAAATATTAAGGATCCAGCTAATCCTAACATTGTAACTTCTCAAATACTTTTGGGAGTTACTGATATAAAAGATGAAAAATACAAGGATGTAGCATTTCAAGTAGGAGATGAAGCAACTGGGCATTTTATACAATTCAAAAATAAACAAGCAAGAGTTGTAGAGAATGGAAAAACTATAACTGATATTAATAATTCATTAGAAAATGGAGATTTTAAAATAACTGGTAGGACAAATTTTGATGGTGCAGCAAGATTTATAAGTAGAGGAACAAATGAAGTTATAACTATTGCTAATGGCTCTATTGATTTTTATAGAAAAGGTCAAAAATTGACTAGCATTAAAAATATTAGATATGGAACTATATCAACGGATAGTAAAGGAAAAGGTGTTGTAAATTTTGATGGTTTTCAACAACCTATGATAGTTTTACCAACCATAAAATCTGCGAATTTTGGTAAAAATATGGCAAGTATACATTGTTTTGCAGAGCATATTTCTGGTACTCAATATAGATTTTATGTCTATGGAACAAATGAAGATTATAGAGAAGCTAATCCAATCAAAGTTGTTGGTACTCGTTGGGGAATGAACAATGTAGTTATTACAACTTTACTTGGAATAACTGGTAATATAGCTGGATACGATAATAACAGAATAAGATACGAAAATTTAAACCCAAAACTTATAAAAAAAACTTCAAAAAGTGATGTTCCAAGAGTTTATGTTTCTAAAGTCCCTAAAATCAATATCAAGATAAAAAGAAATGGGGAGTTAATTTTTAATAAAGATTTTGTAATGAAGTATGGGTTATATGAAGTTTATGCACAAACTTTTGGAATTTCTATTAGTTCTTTAAGTTTAAACTCTGCATTTAATATTTTAAAAAAATTTGCCACAAGAACGAATGTTGTTTATACAGTAGAAACAACAATTCTTGAAAGTAATTTTGAAGTTTATGGTGAATATTGGCAAGATCAAAAAAATGATTATAACCAAATGAGCTTTAGAGGAGTTTTATTTAGCATAAATCAAGCTGGTATAAAAGGTCTGTCTATAACAGCAAGTGCAGAAACTTCAACTATATCATCCGCAACCGGAAGTGGAGAAGTTCAATATATAGCAATGGAGGTGGATTAAAATGTTTTTTTACTTAAATAAAGAAAGCTTACTAAATGGAGAAGTAGTAATTATATTTCAAACAGAAAATCAAATACCAAACTATAAAGAAATAACAAATTTTGGGGTATTAGTGGAGTTTAAAGGGGAAAGTATACCTGATAATTGGGAATATTCAGCAACTGAAGATATGTTATATGACATAAAAGATAAACCTAGCCCTTATCACATTTTAAAGAATAAAAAATGGGTAGTTGAAGATAACAAGGGATTCAAAGAATATTGTGATAATAAAGTTAATATCATAAAAAATGAAATACTTGATTATGGATTTGATTATGAGATAAAGGGTGTAAAACATAGGCAAAAATGTAGAGTTAAAGACATTACATTTATGGCTATAACTGCCCTTGTTATGTTTCTTGTAAAAACATTCTTACATAAAGATATAACAAGAACTTGGTACTTTGAGGATGATTTTGGTTATGAAATGGATATGGTAAAGTTAGTTCAATTAATGTTTTATGGAAGTAATTTTGTTCAATCTGTATATGATACAGAGAACTTTTTTAAGCTATTAGAAGAACCTAAATTAATAAATAAAGATGAATATTTAGCTAAAATTAAAGAATTTATGGCAGGTGGTAACTAATGGAGCATATAACAAATGTCTTAGTTTATTCAAATCGTTGCGAAGTCTTAGATAGTCATGTGTTTACAGTAGGAGATAGAGGATTTCCTCATATAAGATTAAAGTTTATATATATGTTTGGAGCAGAAACACTGCAGGGAAAGCAATTAGAACTTAAATATATACTCCCAGATAGAAGTTATCAAGTTGAAAAAATAGTTGTATCTGGAAAAGATGAAGCCTTATTTCCAATTCATTATAGTGTTTTTGTTAATGGCGGTTGGACTACTCTAAAAGCAACTATTATAGAGGGGGCAAACAGAATATCATTAGATGACATAATCATAAAAACTAAAAGACTTGAAGTAGGACAAGAGTTTCAACATAAAGAGGTAAAAGCCATTGTACAGGCTGAAATATCTAAAAGAACAGAGGAAATAAAGGCTGCAGCAGAAGAAACTAAAACTAAGCTAACAAAAGATTTAGAAACTATTTATCAAGAAAAAGTTAAAACATTAGATCAAGAAATTGAAACATCAGTGTCTACTCATTTTGATGAAAAAGCTAATGAATTTAACACTAAGATAGATAATGCTAAAATTAAGAATTTATCTTATGCAGATAATAAATTAAAAATAACTTTAAATGATAACACAGAAAAAGAAACAATTATAAAAAGTGGATTAAGTTTAAGAAAAATAGATGGAGAGTATTCGATATCTCAAGGAACTACTTCACAAAGTATCAATATTGGGAATGACTGGAAAATTATATTTTTTGCTTATACACAATTTGGTCAAGAATTACAAACTTATTTTTTAAAAAAAGAAAACACTTCAAATTACAAAGTTGGGCAACAATTTGAGGGCGGAATTACAGTAAAAATAAATAATGGTGAGCTTTCAGCAGAAAGTAATCAACCATTAACAATAAAAGATATATGGGTTATGGAATAGGAGGTTAATATGTTTAGTTTATCAAATTCAAGCTTAGAAAAAATGAATGGAGTTCATCCAAATGTAGTAAATTTCATAAAAGAACTTATAAAAGAGTCTCCATATGATTTTAAAATCACTTGTGGTGTTAGAACTGCTGAAGAACAAAACCATGAGTACCAAAAAGGAAGAACTCTTTTATATGACAGTAATGGTAATAAACTAAGTAAAGTCAGTTGGTGTGATGGTTATAATTTAAAATCAAAGCATAAGAAAACTGGAGAAGAAAAAGAAAAGACAGTTGCTAGATGGGATTATAAATATTATAAAGCTATTTATGATGTTGCTAAAAATAAAGGTCTTATTGATAAATATAATATAGTATGGGGTGGAAATTGGAAACAAAAAGACTCTGTACATTTTCAACTAGGAACAGCAGATAATATTCAATTTAGAAGATAAGGGGGTAAAAGTATGGAAATAACTGAATTAAAGACAACTCCAATAGACGATAAATATTGGTTAGTTAATGAGGAATATCGTTATCAAACATCAAAGGGACTTGTAGTTGTTCCAAAAGGTTTTAGAACAGATTATGCATCAGTACCTAGAATATTTAGAAACATAATAAATAGCTATGGTAAACATGGGAGAGCAGCAGTAGTCCATGATTGGTTATATTCAAATCAATGTAAAATTAATATCACAAGAGCTGAAGCCGATAAGATATTCTTAGAGATTATGAAAGAATGTGGAGTGGGATCTATAAAAAGAAATTTAATGTATAGAATGGTTAGAATCTTTGGAACTAGCCATTTTAGGAAAGGGGAGTAAATGGAAGATTTTTTTATAAGTGCTAAAAATGGTATTGCAATGATATGGACGGGATGGATATCTGTGTTAGTATGGGCATTAGGTGGGTTTGACTTATCTGTAAGAGTTTTAGTATTTCTTATGTTAATAGACTATGCAACAGGAGTTTGGGTTGGATATATTACCAAAACAGTTAATAGTGCTAGAGCATACAGAGGGATAAGTAAGAAAGTTTTTATATTAATCATAGTCTCTTGCTCAACCGTTATAGAGCAACTTGTACCTAATGTTGGGATAAGAAATTTAGTTATAATCTTCTATGTAGCTACAGAGTTTTTATCAGTAATAGAAAATGCTAGTAAGTTAGGTTTGCCTATCCCTGAAAAACTTAAAATAGCACTTGAGCAGTGCAAAGGAGATAAGTGCAATTCTAAGTGTACAGATGATAAGAATATAAAACCAGAGAAATTAAAAGAGGAAGATTTTAACAATGAGATAAAATAAAAATTGGGGTGGGATTTTTCCTGCCCTTTTTTTTTATTGTTTATGTTATGGTATAAAATATCGTATAATAAACATATACTGGAGATAAAGGAGTGTTGAATTTTATAAATTGGTTTTTAATTTATGTTTATTCTATTATGCAACTGGGATGCTATTAGCACAAAAATTGATACTTTAAATGTAATAATATTGACTAAAAATAAAAAAGGGTGATGCATATGATAATTTTATTAAGTTTAATTCCAATAATATTAAATACATTCCAAGGAGCCGATTCAATGTTCCTTTATATTTATTATCGGTAGCAGAAATATAGCAGAAATTATAATCATATTTTAAGTATAATGGCATATTAGAAGTGAATATCATATATTCCTACTGGGTGTGCCATACCTTTTAATAAAATCTCATAAACTTTCAAAAGTTGATAAAATGGTTAGTTTGTGATTAAAGAATTTCAATAAAATTTCAAAAATTGCTATAAAATTAAAAATTGTAGCAGAAATATAGCAGAAAAATTTAAAACAGAGGCTGATATTAAACCCCTGTTTTTTCATTGTTTTATAGATTGTCAAGTTTATCCAATATTTCTAATTTTTTGTCTTTCATTACGTGAGTGTAAATATCCATTGTAGTAGACATATCGCTATGTCCCATTAGAGATTGTACAGTTTTAATTGGTATATCTAACTCAAATAGTCTCGTAGCATAACTATGTCTAATACTATGGAAACTCCTATAATCTATTTTTAATGTTTTGCATAAAGAAATCATCCTACGTTGAGGTCTTTTTCTATCAATAGGTTTACCATTAATTGTAAATATTAAATCAAATTGTTTAGGTAAATCTTTTAATAAATCTAAAACCTTAATAGATAATGGTATTTCTCTTTTGCTATTTTTAGTCTTTAAGTCTTTAAATTCATAAGTCAAATTATTTTTTCCTATATCTATTACCTCAACTCTTTTATTATATTGTCTGTTTATAGTCAAGATATTATCTTTTATATCATCCCATCTTAATGCTAAGACCTCACCTAACCTAAGACCAGTATAAAATGTGAAGTAAATTAAACAATCAACCATATCTTTTTTATTTAAAGTTTTTAAGATTAATTCTTGCTCCTGCTTAGAAAAGACATTATATTTCTCTTTTTTCTTTTCTTTTGGTAAGATTATACCTCCACAGTAATCTCTAACCATCACACCTTGAAATATAGCAAATTTTATACAAGAATGGATATGTATATATGTTCTCTTAATTTGCCCTGCTGTAAACTTTTCTTGCAATTCATTAAAATATGCTTGTAAATCATTTAGAGTTATTTGATTTGCTCTTTTATTAGCTATATTATAATCTTTAAGTCTTAATCTATAAGTAGTCTCATAGACACTAAAAGTGTTATCACTAACGTCCATTTTTTTAAAATTAAATATCCAATCTTTAAATAGATTTCCAAAAGTTATATTAGAATTAGAAGACATATTATTTTTTGCTTCATATTTAGCTTTATCCATTTTATTTAAGACAATAGATTTTTTATAACTACCAAAACTCTTTTTAATTTGTTTACCATTACCATCATATCCAACAGTAACAGAGCCTTTATAATATGGTTTACCGTTAAGAGTTGTGGTTATAATACTACCTTCACCGTTCGATTTTTTAGCCACTATATCACACTCCTTTTAATTTGACGTACTTAAATAGAGTGTGTTATAATCTAATTATGAACCAAAAAGATATAACCACTCTTTTTAGCCCCTATAGTGATACTGCGAATATCACTGCTGGGGTATTTTTTTTATATTATTTTTTACAGTGAATCAATTAATTGCTTTATAGCATAATATTCTATTAAAATTCCAGTATTTTTCAAAGATTTGAGTTCACTTAATTCTTCAATCAATGGAGTACTAACTAAAATTCCCCCTATTTTTGCTCGGCTATTTTGTTGCTCAATAATTAAAGGGCTCCCATTATACAAATCTATATCAGGCATAGATATAAAAGAAAAATTTTCTGTATCCCTAAAGCTCACTCTTCTATGCGTATTTTTAAATAAAATTGAGAAATTATAATTTTGTACAGCAGAAGCTGACATTCCCATTAAAAAGCTACAAAAATATAAATAGTTTGGTTGTATCAAGAAAGTTCTATTTCTAAAATCATCAACATCACAATATTTTAAATTTAATAAATGCTGCGGAGTGTATGCTCTATTCTTATCAACTATAATGCTTTGGTTTTTTATTTCTTTTAATTCTAAGTCTCTTAATTCAATAAAAAACAAATATGAAGTTTCATCTATATTCATATTTTTGTCTAACTCAAATTCAAATTCCATGTTATCAAAATTTGAAAAAATAGTTATGTTTTTCATATATTGAATATCTCTATCAAAAGGAAATTTAGGTGTGAGTAAACCAATCATTCCTCTTTTTAAATCTCCAAAAACAATTCCCTGTGTTTTAATATGATGTGGATTATCTCCTTCTACTTTAATATTCATTCTAACAAAACAATCTGTCAAATTATTATAATTTCCAGTATACTCAGGTATTGCAAAACTCATTTTATATCATCTCCTTTTTTTATTTTAAAATTGTATCATAAGCTTCAATTTTTTCATTATCCATTTCAATAAGTTTGAAAATAATTTTTTTTATTAGAAATAATTTTTTATCTGGAATATTTTTTAAACACTCGTATATATCTGAAAAATCTTTGTCTAATTTTATATTTTTATCAATTATTATTTCAGATATTTTTCTTGGGACATTTGTCAACCCTATCAAATAATTCATGTCAATATCAAAATATTTTGCATATGCGACAATATGCTTATTATCAGGAATCGCAGTACCATTTTCCCAACGTGAAATCATACTTTTATTAACATTCAAATTATATTTTTCTTTAAAGATATTACATAATTCATCCATACTTATTCCTGTATTATTTAGAGGTTTTCTTAACTCTTTAAGTCTTTTTCCTATTATATTTTCTTTCATAAAAATCTCCTTTTAAATTACATTGTTATTATATCATATATTTCTTAAAAAGCAACTTTTTTATTTTTTTAAAAAAAAGTTATTGACAAAGCAACTAAGATATGTTATCATTTTGTTGCTTAAACGATAACAAGAAAGGAGGCAATTATAAGTGTATTTAAAGTTAAAACAATTTATGTTAGAAAAAAATATAAAAAATAAAGATATGGCTAAAATACTGGGGGTTAATGAAGCTGTTTTTAGTAAAAAAATAAATATGAAAGGTTCAGATTTTAACTTGAATGAGGTTAGAAAGTTATGCGAGGCATATCATTTAGATGGAAATAAATATTTTTTTTATTAATTTTGTTGCTTAAACGATAACAAGAAAGGAGGACACATATATGAACAAAAAATATGAAGAAGAATTAGAAAATGAAGATTTACAAGATGAAGAATTAGAAGATGAAATGGCAAATGATGACAGAACAGATAATGAGTATGTTAATGGTTATCGTCGAGAAGGTTATACATGTGCTGACTGTATTTATTCTGACTGTGATGGGAATCAATTATGTAGCTTATTTGAGCCATGGTAATTGAAAGGAGGAATTATGGAGAGACATTCATTTGAAGTACAAAGAAAAGATGGTAAACCTATAAAAATTCTTATAGATGGAAAAGAGTTAAATGGAGTTGTAGAAGTAGAAATATCGAGTATTAATAGTGGCGAAAGAGCAAAAGACTCCGTAACAATAACTTTTATTGATATAGAGTCTTTAAAAATAACTAATTTGTAGAAGAAAGCCATTTTAGTATTAATGAGCCAGCAGAATTAATTATATCTGGGTATTTGTTAAGAATTTCAGAAAATTTAGCAAAAGTCCCTTTACTAACAGGCTGATTATCGTCAATTACTATTTTGACTCTTTCTAGGAATTTTTCTAAGAGCTCTTGATCTTCTAATGGTTTTTTAGAAACTAAATTTTCTAAATATTCTGTTGAAGAGTTGTCAATAGTGGCGTATTGTTGACTTCCAATAATAGAATTGCCGTTAATTGAGCCAATGTTAAAAACTTGATTAGAAAGATTAGATTGTTTTTTTCTTTCGTAATCAGTTTCATATTTTGCAATTACTCCTTCACTAAGTGGAGTAACATCAACGATATAGTATCTCTTGCCAGTTTTCATGTGTATAAGGATATCACCTTCTATCACATCATCTAAGGATACAGTTTGAATTGATGAAGGATATTTATTTGAGCAGAAAAAAGCAGAAAAATCTCTTCTAATACCTTTTCCGTCTCTTTCTTGTTCAAATTTATCTCCCAAAGATTCAAATATATCAGTTGCTTGTTTTGGAATTTTTATATTCAAAGTAATCACCTCCCTGAACAGATTATATCACAGTGGAGGAAATAAAAGGAGTGCGGTATATGCAAGATTTATATTTTAAAAATGAAGAAGTAAGAATAATTTTTGGGCTTGCAGAGTTAGGAGGAAAACAACAACTAGATTTTCTTGGGATAGATTTTGAACACTATTCTAATAAGGAATTGGCTAAGAGTTGGTACACAGAAACAAAAGAAAAAATAGCTAATAGTAAGCATTCAAAGTTGAATGAAGCATTAGAAAAATTGAAAATATTATATAGGGGAATGATTGGAAAATAAGGAGGACATGATGCTAGAAATAAGAAAAATATGGAATGACACTTACCTAGTAAATGGTGAGTATCTGACACAAGACTACAATCAAGCTGTAATACTAGCAAATGCAGGTAAAAAAATAAAAGGTTTTGAGGTTGATTGTATGGAATGGAGTTTAAAAAAATATTTAAAATTCAAGGCTAAAACATTAATGAAAGCTCTTTGGTTTTGCATAAATAGACCTTTTGATATTTTAATGGAATGTGTGTAAGGAGGAGTTATGGAAGAAAAGATGATGTTGACAATGCCAGAAACTGCTAAATTGACAAATATTGGTGTTGCAAAATTAAAACAAATAGCAAGAGAATATTCTGATTTTCCTTGTATAAAAATAGGAGTTAAACACTTAGTAATCAAAGAAAAACTTCCTGAATGGTTTGAGAAGCACAAGGGAGAAGAGTTATGAAGAAATTAGCAATAGTTTTAGCAAGTATATTGGTTATAAATAAAAGAAAAACATCTGAACTAGCCGACCAAAGCGAATCAGATGTTAACAAAAAATAGGGTAGGTATTACTCTACTTACCCTTGATTTTACTACAAATAATAAAAAATATCAAGGAGGAATTATGGAAAATAATAAAAATTTATTAACAGAAACACTTAATTTATTAGAAAAGAACAATAAAACTTGGGAAGATGTTACAGAGGTCTTTGTTGTAGGGAAGTATAACATAGGGAAAGATAAATTCTATGAATTGGCTTCATCTGCTAATTATAACTGGAATAAAGACGAAATAAATAGAAACTTAGTTATAAAGGGAAATGACTTTATCATTAATGTTCATTATGCGGAGGGGTTTAGAACTTATTTAGACCTTATAGATTTAAAAGTTCCAGAACTATCTGTAGATAATCCTAATTTATTTAATTTTTTCAATAACGAATATGTTGGAGATTAAGGAGTTGATATAGATGTTAAAAGCAAAATTTATAGATAAGATACTGGAAGTTATGGCAGATGAAGCAAACAGAATTTGGATAGATAACAAGGAAGTAACAGTATATTTTAGGGATAGCAAAGATGTAGACGGTAATGCTGAAATACTTAAACATATCTATACTCTAAAGCTAAATGAGATTATGGGAGAATACAGAATTTGTATAAATTATGAGTTTAAAAATATTGAAATTCATAGAAATAATAAGTTTGTATGTTTAAGAGGTTTTGGAAAATATGGAGTAACTGGAATCTGGACAATGATTTTAGAAGAAATTGAAAAAGATAAGGTGAAAAATAATGAAAATAAAAGTTAACCAATTTTACAGTAATGTAGACTGCCCTCGTGAGTTTATTTGTGCTCATTGCGGAACACATGTCTATGTTACAGATATAAAAGATAAAAGAGTAAAATACTGCTCTGCTACTTGTGAAAAGCAATACTGGAGAGATAAAAGCAAAGCAGATGCTGCATATAAAAAGAGAAGTAGAGAAAAGGTAATAGGTATGAGAAATTATAGCGCTAAGGATATGGCTATTAAACTATATAAAGAGAAAAAAGAAGCTGAGGAAACTGAAAATATAGGAGGAAAAAATGAGTAATACATTAACAGATTTGAATGCAAAACTATTTGAACAAATGGATAAATTAAGTAGAGATGATTTGAAGTCAGAAGAATTAGAAAAAGAAATAGCTAGAAGTGAATCAATGATAAAGCTTGCTGGTGTAATCATAAGTAATGGAGAACTTGCATTGAAAGCAGCTAAGTTTAAAGATGACATGATGGATGCTAATGGCAAAATTCCAAAAATGTTAGAGGGGTAGGTATGAAAAAGTACACAGATAAAATGATTGACTTCTTAAAAGAAGCCGCTTCTGGAAAAACTTATGTAGAAATAACTGAAGTATTCAACAAAAGATATAAATTGGGGGTAACTCCTGAAAAAATAAAGAGCCTTCTTAGTAGAAAAAAGATAAGAACCGAAACTACAGGATGTTTTAGAAAAGGATCTGTTCCTTGGAATAAAGGGACAAAAGGTTTGACAAAAGCTAACAAAACTTCTTTTAAAAAAGGTGAAAGACCAAAGAATTGGAAACCTGTTGGAAGTGAAAGAGTTGATAGAGATGGATATACTTTAATTAAAATAAGCAATGAGGGTAGTATGTGGCAAAGATGGGCTTTAAAACATAAAGTTTTATGGGAAAAATACAATAATAGAAAAATTCCCAAAGGATATGCAGTTCTTTTTGCAGATCAAGACAAACAAAACTTTTCTAAAGAAAATTTGATACTAGTCTCAAAGAATGAACTTAGGATTTTAAATCAAAATGGGTTAATAAAGTCAGATGCTGAATTAACAAAGTCAGGAATAGTTGTTGCTAAATTAAAAGCTAAACTGACTGAAATACGAAAGGAGAAGAAACATTGAATATAAAAGAATACAATGCAGAAAATACAGGAAAACAAGTATTGGTTTTAATAGAAAAAGATATAAAAAATTTAATGCACTTTTCTACTATTGCTAAAAATGAAAATATAAAAGGCTTAATAGTATCTGGAAAATATATAGGTTTCACAGATACATACAGACTAGCAGTAGTAAAAGATTCAAATGAAGACTTACTAGGAGCGGAGACTAAAATCTATTCTGTATCAGTATTGGAAGAACTTAAAAAAGCTAAATCTATGGCAGTTTTAAAAGACGGAAAATTAGCTATCCAAGTAGGTAGTGAAGTAACAGAATACGATCCTATTCCTGATGCAAAAGTACCTGATATAAAAATATTCATTAATAACTACGAATATGAAAGCTATTCAAGTGGAAAAGCTGTTGAAAAAATAACTGATGATATAGTTTGGAAAATGTTAAAACTAGTAGATTCATCTGATATAAAAAGATACTTCTCTTTTGAAGAAGGGAAACTAGTAGTTGAAGCATATCCTAATGGAAATTCAACACTATTGTTAGATGTTTTAGAGCTTGATAATAAAGGGGCTAAGTTAAAAACTACTCTGAATTTTAAATATATGGACTTATGGCTAAAGTATGTGAAAGATGAAAAATTTGATATTGCTTTAGCTAAAAATAATAGGAATGCTTGTCAGTTCAGAAAGGATAATCTATTTTATATAGTTATGCCTGTGGCATTGAGAGATTAAAGGAGTTGATAGGAATGTCTAAAATAGAAGAAGTTTTGGAGTATATAAGAAGTAACACTCATGCAGCAAACAAGGAAATTTCAGAAGATTTGAATATAAGTGAAGGTGTTGTTAGAACTTATTTAAATAGATTAAAAAATAAAGGCTATTTAGAAAAAATAGGCACAGAATATAAAGTTTTAAAAGAAATGCCTGTTAACAAATCTAACTATAAACAAGAAATTATAAAAGAAATGTTGGAAGTTTATATGGATGATTTTAGAGAAATTAAGGTAATCAATGAAAAAATTAGAGTTGGGGAACTTATTATAAGACTTGTGGATAAATTGTAGGAGGACTAAATGACAAAATTTTTAATAAATGGAATTTGGTATGAATTGGTGCTAGAAGATAATGGTATAGCGGTTTTACAAGATATGTATGGATGTACTTTAACTATCCCAGTTAAAGATTTATGGAAATACATGGAATAAAGGAGGTGTTCAGTATGCTGAGAATAAATAAAAAGTCTGTTGCGACTACCACATCAACAACAGACAAACATACAACTTTTAAATATAAAGTACCACAAATTTTAAAAAATTGCAAATAGGAGGATAAATAATATGGTAAAAGTAGAATTTACAGGAAGTGTGGAAGAAGTTAAAAAGGAAATAAGAGAGTTTATAGAAGCAAACTGTACTGAGGTAGTAAATAGTACAGAAAAAGCAATTAATAAAGCAGCAAGTAATGTAAAAACTGAAGAAAAAACTACTGTTAATGTAGAAGAGAAGAAAGAAGAAGTTAAAAAGGTAGAAGAAGCCCCTACTCAAAAGCTACCAACTGCTCCAGCTAAAAAGGTAGAAGCTCCAGTAGAGGTTGCAACTCCTCTACCAACTAAGACAGCTGAATATACTGCAGCAGATTTGCAAAAAATAGCAGCTGCTTGGGTAAATAAGGATATAGATAATAACAGAACAGTATTAGTAAATCTATTATCTAATTTTGGAGTTAAGGCTATAACAGTTTTACCAAAAGAAAACTATGGAGCTTTTATTCAAGAGCTTAAAAAATTAGGAGCTGATGTTTAATGGCACATGCTCTATTAGGACCTTCTAGTGCTGCAAGATGGATAGCCTGTCCACCTTCTGTCAAGCTCTGTGAACAGTTTGAAGATGTTGAAAGTGAATATGCAAAAGAAGGTAGTCTAGCACATGAAATAGCAGAATTGAAAGTAAGAAAATTAATAGATCCTGGATTAACTTCTAGGAAATTTACAGCTGCAATGAAGAAGCTAAAAGAAAAAGAGTTATATCAAGAAGAAATGCAAGGATACACAGATGAGTATGTGGAGTTTATCCAGGAACAAATGTATTCACACTTAGTAACTCCACATGTTGCAGTAGAACAGAAAGTAGATTTTTCAGAATATGTTCCTGATGGCTTTGGTACTGCGGACTGTATTTTAATAGCAAATGATACCTTACATGTTATAGATTTTAAATATGGGAAAGGAGTTCCTGTAAGTGTTGAAAACAATGCTCAGTTACTCCTGTATGCATTAGGTGCTTATCTTGCTTATGAAATGATATTCCCTATAGAGCATATTAAAATGTCAATTGTGCAGCCTCGCTTAGCGATTATAGACACTTGGGAATGTAGCTTGGACTATTTATTATCTTTTGCAAAGATAGCTCAGGAAAAGGCTGTAATGGCTTTAAAAGGTGAGGGCGATTTTAACTGTGGAGAACACTGTAAATTTTGTAAAGCAAAAGCAATTTGTAAAGAGAGAGCTAATGCTAATTTAGAGCTAGCCAAGTATGAGTTTAAAGCTGCAGACCAGTTAACTTTAGAAGAAATTGGAGAAATACTACAGAAGGCACAAGACTTAGCTAAATGGGCAGAGGATTTAAAAGAGTATGCATTAGCAGAAAGCTTAAAAGGAAATAATGTTCCTGGTTGGAAGGCTGTTAATGGTAGAGGTAGTAGGAGCTTTACCAACACAGATGATGCTATAAAAGTGCTCAAAGAAAATGGAATTGCAGAAGAACTTTTATATGAAAGAAAGTACTTAACTTTAGCACAGATAGAAAAAGTAATAGGTAAAAAAGATTTTAATAATCTAGTTGGAAATTTAATAGTTATGAATGTAGGTAAGCCAACTCTTGTTGAAGCTTCTGATAAAAGAGAAGCAATAACAAACAGGATAAAGGCAGAAGATGAATTTAGCGTAGTAGATGATATTAATAGTATATAAAAGGAGAAGTGATAGTAATGGCTAATGAAACAAGAGTAATGACAGGGAAAGTAAGATTAAGTTATGTGCATTTATTTAAACCTTATGCAGCAGAAAAAGGACAAGAAGAAAAGTACAGTTGTACAATTCTAGTTCCAAAAACTGATGTACAAACAAAAATGAAACTGGATGCTGCAATAAATGCTGCTATAGAAAAAGGTATTGGTACTGTATGGAATGGCGTAAAACCTCCAAAACCAACTATACCTATCTACGATGGTGATGGAACAAGACCATCTGATGGGGTGGAATTTGGAGAAGAATGTAAAGGGCACTGGGTGTTTACCGCAAGTGCAAAAATTGATTATCAACCAGGAATAGTTGATGTAAGAGCACAACCTATTCTGAATCAATCTGAAATATACTCAGGAATCTATGCAAGAGTATCAGTTAACTTTTTCCCTTATGCAGTAAGTGGTAAAAAAGGAATAGGTTGTGGGCTTGGTAATGTTCAAAAATTAATGGATGGAGAACCTTTATCAGCTGTTGGAATTAAGGCTGAAAATGAATTTGGAGAAGTAGAAATAGATCCAGTTACTGGAGAACCATTATTATAAAAAAAACTTATAGAGGGGCAGTGTGAAAACTGCCTTTCACTTTCAAAAAGGAGCGATTATGAGAACTTTAAATATAGATATAGAAACATTTAGCTCTGTAGACATAGGAAAATCAGGTGCTTATAAGTATGCAATGAGCGATGATTTCCAAATACTTTTATTCGCATACTCAATTGATAGCCAAGATGTAAAAATCATAGATTTGGCTCAAGGTGAAGCTATCCCACAAGAAGTATTAGACCTTTTAAAAGATGAAACTTGTATTAAGTATGCTTATAATGCTGTCTTTGAGTGGTGGTGTTTGAATAGGGCTGGAATAGAAACTCCTTTAGAGCAATGGCAATGCACAATGGTTCACGGTCTTTATTGCGGATATACTGCAGGTCTTGCTGCAATAGGTAATGCTATGGGTTTACCACAAGATAAGAAAAAACTTACAACTGGAAGTGCATTAATTAGATATTTCTGTATCCCATGTAATCCAACTAAAAGCAATGGAAACAGAACTAGAAACCTGCCTCATCATGCCCCAGAAAAATGGGAGCTGTTTAAAGAATACTGCATTCAAGACGTAGTTACAGAAATGGAGATAGGTAGAAGATTAAGTGCATTTCCTGTCCCTGACAGAGAGTGGGAATTGTGGGTATTAGATACTTTTATGAATGCTTACGGAGTTAAAGTAGATAGTAAGTTAGTTAATGGAGCTTTATTTATAGATGCCGTATCAAGAGCTAATTTACTAGAAGAAGCAAAGAAAATAACAAAGCTTGATAACCCTAACTCTTCTAAACAACTATTAGAGTGGTTAGAAGAAGCTGGAGAAGAAGCTGAGAATTTACAAAAAGCTACAGTAGGGAAAATGGTTGATACGTTAGAAGCTGGAGAAGTTAAAAGAGTTTTAGAGATAAGGCAAGAGCTTTCTAAAACATCTGTTAAAAAGTACAAGGCTATGGATGAAGCTAAATGCAAAGATGAAAGAATAAGAGGATTATTACAATTCTATGGGGCTAATAGGACAGGAAGATATGCAGGAAGATTGGTTCAAGTACAGAACTTACCTCGTAACTATATAGAAACTTTAGATGTTGCTAGGGATATTATAAAAAAAGGCGATGGAGAACTATTAGAACTAATCTACGGAAATATCCCTGACACTTTATCACAACTTATTAGAACTGCATTTATACCATCTGAAGGTAATCACTTTGTTGTATCAGATTTCTCGGCAATAGAGGCAAGAGTTATAGCATGGCTTGCTGGAGAAGAGTGGAGAATGGAAGTATTCAAAACCCATGGAAAAATTTATGAAGCCTCAGCCTCTCAAATGTTTGGAGTACCCATCAATACCATAGCAAAAGGAGAAGAAAATTATCATCTTAGAGCTAAAGGTAAAGTTGCAGAGCTAGCTCTAGGATACCAAGGTAGTGTTGGAGCTTTAACTGCTATGGGGGCAGCAGATATGGGCTTAACAGATGAAGAAATGAAAGATATAGTTGATAGATGGAGAAAATCATCTAAAAGAATTGTGGAACTGTGGTATGCATTAGAGAATGCAGCAGTTGAAGTATTAGAAACTGGAGAGCCTCAAACGATTAAGTGTGTAAAGTTAGCAAGAGAGTATGACTTTATTTATGGCCAAGATTTTTTCACAATAGCTCTACCAAGTGGAAGAAAACTTTTCTACCCTAAGCCATTTTTAAAAGAAAACCAATTTGGACAAATGCAGATGCATTATATGGGGATTAACCAAACCACTAAAAAGTGGGAAGTAATTCCAACTTATGGAGGAAAATTAACGGAAAATATTGTACAGGCCATAGCGAGAGATTGCTTAACTGAAACACTTTTAAGAATAAAAGCAAAAGGGTGGCCAATAGTATTCCATGTACATGACGAGGTAATACTTGATGTTCCAATGTCAGTTGAGCTAGATGAAGTTATTAAAACTATGACAGAAGAAATAAGTTGGGCCAAGGGTTTAATATTAAATGCCGCTGGATTTACTGGTAGTTATTACATGAAAGATTAGGAGGAAATTATGGCAGATTTTTATGTAGATTCTAGTGGGTTTAAAAGGTATAAAAATTCTAAAAGATTAATGTATAACCCAGAACTATTTCCTAATCACAAAACTAAATGGAGCAAAGAAGATGAAATAGATTTAGTAGGTTATAGACAAACAATGAAATGGGAAGATATAGCCTTAATGCTGGGAAGAACTCTTGGCGTATGTATGGAAAAAATGAGATCCATTAAAAGAAATGGAAAATATAATTTATATTTAAAGAAATTCAAGGAAATTTAAAGGAGGAAATTATGGAAATAGGAAAAAGAATTAAGGAATATAGAGAAAAGAACAAAATAACACAAAAGGATTTTGCTCAAAAGATAGGTGCAACTCAGTCATTTTTATCCCTTGTAGAAAATGGAAGTGTAGATATAGAAACTCCTACAATGCTAAAAAAAGTAATAGATATTATTGGAGAAGAAAATACAGAAAAAAAGGTAGATAAGTTAATGGGAGCTTTGGAAAAGAAAGTGGATAATGTAAATAGTCCAAGCCATTATAAAATACCAGGTTGTAATTTTGAAAGTATAGATATTATTAGAGCTAGACTCGGTTTAGGCACTTCTTGCTTTTTAGAGGGAAATGTTATCAAATACTTAATTAGGGCAGAGAAAAAAAATGGTAAAGAGGATTATGAAAAAGCTAGAAAATACTTAAATTGGTTAGTAGAAGAACAAGGATCAGTAGCAGAATTAGCTTTTAATAGTAAAGAAGTAATATCAGAAAAATGCGGCACAGATTGGCTTAATATCATAGGTGGAATAGCACAAGATATGAAAGTAAAGAGAGCTTTAATCTTAAATGAAGTTTTTAATCAGTTCTATGATAATAACTATAAGACAGCATTAGCTTTAATAGATAAATTGCTTGAAGAATAAAAGGAGATAACAGATGGAGAACTCAAGAAAATTAATAATATCAGAAGCAAATAACAGATTATCCAAGCAGTGGGTAACAACTGAAATTACCTGGTCTGAATTTGTTGAAAGATTAGGAAAACCAAAAGTAACAGCTGAAACATTAGATGAGTTCTTATCTTATTCTAAGTCTAAGCAAGATGATATTAAAGATGTTGGAGGTTTTGTTGGTGGAAAGTTAAAAGGGAATCTAAGAAGAAACGAAGCAGTTGAAAGCAGAAGTTTAATAACTCTTGACTTAGACAACCTAGCTTATGAAGATGACACTAAGATTATAAAAACTCTTAATAGTTTAGGTTGTGCATATGTAGTGTATAGCACTCGTAAGCACCAAACTACTAAGCCAAGAATAAGGGTTATATTTCCATTAGCTGAAGATGTTTCTGCAGATGAGTATGAACCAATAGCAAGAAAGGTAGCATCGTTTATAGGGTTACGATATTGTGACCCTACTACCTTTCAAGCAGTTAGATTAATGTATTGGCCAAGTCATTCTATTGATAGTGATTATGTCTTTACTTATGCCGATAAACCTATGTTAGATGGTGTGGCCATACTTAATATGTATGACAACTGGAAAGATATATCAACCTGGCCAGAAGTTCCAGATGCTCAAAAGCTACATCAGAATATGCTGAAGAAGCAAGAAAACCCTTTAGAAAAAGAAGGAATGGTAGGAGCATTTTGCAGAAGATTCAATATATACCAAGCTATAGAAGAGTTTTTGCCGGGAACTTATGAAACTTGTGATGTAGCTGATAGATTGACATTTATAGGTGGAAGTACTACAGCTGGAGCTATTGTATATCAAGATGGACTTTTCTTATATTCTCACCATGCTACTGACCCTTGCAGTCAAAAATTAGTAAATGCTTTTGACTTAGTAAGATTACATAAATTCGGGCATTTAGATACTCAAGCTGATATTAAAACTCCTGTGGCCAAACTACCATCTTGGATAGCCATGAAAGAATGGGTGATGGCAAAGACAGATGTCAGAAAAGATTTATTAAAAGAAAGACAACAAAAAGCTATAGCAGAATTTTCAATAGTAAATGATAAGAATGAAGAAGTTCTGGAAGGTGAAATAGTTGAAGATGATGACAACTGGAAAGATAATATCCAGTACAGTGCAGATGGTATGAAAGCTCTTAGCACTCTGGCCAACATAATTTTAATTCTAAGAAATGATAAAGAATTAAAATTTAAAATTTTTAAGGACATCTTTTCATCAAGAATATTAGTAAGAGATGGAGTACCTTGGGATAGGAAATTTGAAACCCCTGACAGAATTTGGACTGATACAGATGATGCAGGTCTTAGATGGTATTTAGAAAGCAATTATGGAATCACTTCTACAAATAAAATCATTGATGGAGTTAATTTGATTGCAGAAGAAAATGCAGAAAATAAAGTAGCAACAAGACTCCAATCAACTCAATGGGATGGAGAAAAAAGGTTAGAAACTTTATTCATAGATTACCTGGGTTGTGAGGATAATATTTATTCAAGAGAAATATCTGAAAAATCCTTAGTTGCAGCAGTGAGAAGGGCTATTTATGGTGGAATTAAATGGGATAATATGCCTATTTTAATCGGGCCACAAGGAGTAGGTAAGAGTACCTTTTTAAAAATATTAGGTATGGATTGGTACAACGATAGTTTAGTTAATGTGGAAGGTAAAGATGCTTGTGAGTTAATACAGGGTAGCTGGATACTTGAAATGGGGGAACTTAGTTCATTAAGAAAGTCAGAGTTGAACCTGGTAAAAAACTTTTTAAGTAGAACAGATGACATCTTTCGGGCTTCTTATGGGCGTAGAGCCCAAAAATATCCAAGAAGATGTGCCTTCTTTGGAACCGCAAACGATACTAACTTTTTAAGAGATGAAACTGGAAATAGAAGATTTTGGCCAATAGATTGTTTTATATATAAACCCAAAAAATCTATATTTAATGATTTAAAAGATGAATTAGAACAAATATGGGCTGAGGCTTGTGAACTTGCAAAGAATGAATTTTATAGTTTAGTTTTATCAAAAGAAGCTGAAAAAATCGCCAAGGAAGAGCAAGAGGCTCACTCTGAAGATAATATATATAAGGGTATTATCTTAGATTACTTAGATAAGAAAATACCAAAAAATACTTGGGATAGCATGGACTTATTTGCTAGAAGAACATATCTGAATGAATATGAAACTATGACTCTACAATATGATGAAAAAGATTTGGCATTAAGAGATAAAGTGTGTGCCGCTGAAATATGGGAAGAAGCTTTAAAAATGGATATTAGATACCTAAAAAAGAGCGACAGCATTGAAATTAATAAGATTTTATCAACTCTATTTAAGTGGGAAAAGATAAAACAAGCATCTAGGTTTGGAAAATATGGAGTTCAAAGAGGATATAAAAGAAAAATAGAATCTTAAAATTTTGAAACTTTCTAAGTGTAACTTTTTTAAAATGTAACTTTCTATAAAAAATGCTTGTAACTCTCTTTTTTGAGGTTACATAGAAAGTTACACAGAAAGTTTCATAAAAAACATTGGTATTATTAGTATTATTATATATTTGTAACTTTGTAACTTTCTTTTATATATTAATATATAAAAATAAAGAAATAAAGGGTATATATAATCTATAAAATCTATAAATCCTATATTTATATAATTATATAAGAAAAAAAAGAAAGTTAGTTACGTATCAGATTGGAGAAATTACATGAGAAAAAGTGAAAGAGAAATTGAAGCATATTTAGTTAAATGTGTAAAAAATAAAAAAGGCTTGTGTATGAAGTGGACTTCTCCAGGAAATGCAGGAGTACCTGACAGGATAGTTATTGTTCCTGGAGGAGATGTCTATTTTGTTGAATTAAAAGCAGAAGAAAAAAGGGATAATTTATCCCCACTACAGAAGAATTTCATACAAAAATTAGAAAACTTAAATTGTAAGGTAAGAGTTATAGCTTCATTTCAAGAAGTAGATGAATTTATTGAGGAGGTGATGCTTAAATGAAGTTCATACCACATGAATACCAAAAATATTGTATTGATAGAATGATATCCGATGACAAATTAGGACTTATGTTGGATATGGGTTTAGGAAAAACTATCATAACCTTATCCGCAATAGTAGATTTAAAATTTAATAGATTTGAAGTTGGAAAAGTATTAATAATAGCCCCAAAAAAAGTCGCGGAGGCTACATGGACAGATGAGATAGCAAAGTGGGATCATTTATCTATGTTAAAAACATCTCTCGTTTTAGGGGGTCTACAAAAGCGTATAAAGGCACTTGCAAAAACAGCAGATATTTATGTGATAAATAGAGAAAATGTAACTTGGTTAGTTGATTATTATAAAAATGCTTGGCCATTCGATATGGTGGTACTTGATGAATGGTCTAGTTTTAAAAATCATCAATCAAAAAGATTTAAAAGTTTGAAAGTTATTAGGAATAAGATAACTAGAATAGTTGGACTTACTGGAACACCCGCACCAAATGGGCTTATAGACTTATGGGCACAGTTATATTTATTGGACCAGGGAGAAAGACTAGAAAAGACTATCGGAAAATTTAGAGAAAGATATTTTGAACCTGGGCAAAGAAACAGAACAGTAATTTTCAACTATGATGCTAAAGAGGGTTCAAATGAAGCTATACATGAGAAAATAGCTGATATCTGTATATCTATGAAAGCAGAAGATTACCTGGAACTACCCGACATAATTTATGAGCAAGTTCCAGTGGTTTTGGACAGTAAAGCCAAAAAGTCTTATGATGAACTAGAAAAGAAAGCAATACTTGAACTTGAAGATACTGAAATTACAGTTGCAAATGCAGCTGCACTATCCAACAAGTTATTACAATTAGCAAATGGAGCTATTTACAATGAGAATAGAGAAGTCTTTAAGGTGCATGATTGTAAAATTGAAAGATTTTTAGAACTAATAGAACAATTAAATGGGAAACCTGCTTTAGTATTCTATAACTTTCAACATGATAAAGACAGAATAATTGAAGCTTTAAAAGATTCTAAACTAAGAGTGAGACTTTTAAAAACTCCACAAGACCAATTAGATTGGAATAAGGGAGAAATTGATATCTTACTAGCCCACCCAGCAAGTGCAGCATATGGGCTTAACTTACAGGCAGGTGGAAATCACGTAATATGGTTTGGACTTAACTGGAGCTTGGAATTATATCAACAAGCTAATAAGAGATTGCATAGGCAAGGGCAAACTGAAAAAGTTATTGTACACCACTTAATTTGTAAAGAAACAAGAGATGAAGATGTAATGGAAGCTTTAGAGAATAAAGGCGATGTTCAGGATGCACTTGTTGAAAGTTTAAAAGTTAGAATTAAGAGGATTAAGGAGGAAAATAAGAAATGAAGTTAAGAGCACCCAAGAATTTTGAAGATGTATTAAAACTGCAAAAACATTTAGATAGAATTAGATAGGAGGGCTAAAATGATAGATGAAGCAGAATTATTTTATAAGATTAATAGCAAACAATTTGAGTTAGATTATAATAATTCTTTTGATAAAGATATAAGAGAATACTCTAAAACAAAAGGACAAATAGAAGCATTAGAATGGGTAAAAAGATTAATAGCAAAAGAAAGTGGAGATGAAGATTTAGAAATTGATAACTCTATTATGCTTGGAAAGGAATGGGGTTAATATGACATTAGAACAAATAGTAAAAGATTTAGAAAAACAAGGGTACATAGTAAAAATCATATTCCCAATACTGCCAAACAGTTTTGGATTTAATGATGATTTTGAAAATTTAATCAATGATAATGGTTTTTGGCTTGAAGATATTAAATATCCAGAAGGAGAAGAACCAATAAATTTTGGAGAAGATATTGAAGATTTTGAGTTCACAACAGAAGATTTTAACAATATCAAATGGAATGGATATAATTGGTTGGTTGTTATAGATAGAAAAATTGGCAAATATTTTGGTACTTCATATCTTCAAGCATACAAAGATATATTTAATCTTAAAATGGAGGAGTAGTAATGGCAACACAGGAGCAAAAGATAATTTTCAGGAAGATGGAAGAAATATTAAGAAATTATCCTAAATATCAAAAAAGAATAAAAATGGAAATAGAAAATTTACAGAATCCACAACTTAAAAAGTCATGTGGGCCAGGTGGACATGGTGGAAGCAACTATGACTTTAAAAGTGAAATGGAGCAGATAGAAGAACTTAAAGAAAGAATTTCTAATAATATTAGCAGATATGAGGAAATAATTTTTAGGATAGATGAGTGCCTAAGTATGGTGCAAGACCACAAGGATTATAATTTTATAAAAATGAAATACTTTGATAAAAAAACATATGAAGAAATAGCTGATATACTTAAAATTTCTCTAAAAAGCACTTATGGAATAAGAAATAGAATTTTAGGGGCTTTGGAGATACATTTTAAAACTCAAAGGCTAATAGAATTTTAAAAAAGGTAAAAACAGGGTAAAAAAGGGGTAAAAATAGGGTTATTGTCAGGTAAAAAATAATGTGGTAGTATGGTATCATATGAAATAAGTTTAGATGGCTTGGCTATAAGAAGTTAATCTTCTTGGCTATCTGAGGGTGTGATAATTCCTCCCTTATTTGAATAAAAGTAGTTTAAGACTCTACTCTAAAAAAGTCTTAATCTTATGGGGCATTAGTTTTAAGGACTAGAATAACAGCGATTGATATTCATTGGTGCAAATCCAATATATCCCATTAATAAAAATACATCAATACTTCTGTGGTTCGTATGAACAAGCTAAGGCTTTTACAGAAGTATTTTTTATTTAGAGAGGTTTTTATGAAAACGTATAAAAAACATTTTGATATAGGTTTTAGAGATGGGCCAGTATTATTTGTACTTGGTAAATTATATATAGGAAGTTATATAGATACACATACGACCTTATTAAATAAAGTATTAGGGTTAAATTTAGAGTTTGAAACAGTTGAAGAAAGTTTAGATATAAACAGAAATTCAAAAGAAATAACAAGGTTTCAAGACATTGAAGGACAATGTTTGTTTGGAAACTTAGCACAAGGCACTATATACTGGGAACATTTTAGTAATAAGAAGTTATTGAAGAAAGTTGAGAAGTTAGAACCTAAGTATAGACACAGAATTTTAAGTTACAAACAAAAAAGAGGATAAATCGGAGGTGAAAAAGATTGACTAAACAAGATTTATTTGTAAAAGAATATTTAAAAGACTTGAATGGCACACAAGCTTATATCCGAGCAGGATATAAAGTTAAAGATGAAAACAGTGCAGCAGTTATGGCTAATAGATTGTTAAGAAATGTTAAGATACAAGAAAAAATACAAGCAGCAATGAAAGAAAGAGAAAAAAGAACTGAAATAACACAAGATAGAGTATTGAATGAGATTGCCAATCTAGCTTTTACAGATAGAACTGGTATAGTTAATCTTAACAACAATAGAGTTATAATTAAAAATTTTGATGAGTTAAGTCCTGAACAAAAAGCATGTATATCTGGAGTTAAAGAAACTAAACACGGAATAGAAGTAACATTTTACAATAAAGAAAAAGCATTAGAAATGCTAGGTAGACATTTAGGGATGTTTACTGAAAAACTAGAAGTTAAAGGAGAACTAAAAACAGAGGATCCATTTAAAGGATTATCCACAGAAGAACTAAAAAAGGTGATATTTGGTGGAGATAAATAAAGAAGCAATAAGAAGAGCAAAAATAGAACTTGCAAGACGTGAGTTCTTTTTTTATTGTTATTTAAAAGCTCCTAACTTCTACAAATATGAGAGAAAATTTTTAATTGATTTATGTAATGATTTACAAAACTTTCTAACAAGTGATGATGAAGTTCTTATTTTAAACCTTCCACCTAGACATGGAAAGTCAAGAACAGTAGGAAATTTAGTAGAGTGGTTACTTGGTAGAGATATAAATGCAAAAATTATGACAGGAAGTTATAATGAAACTTTATCAACTACTTTTTCAAAAAATGTTAGAAATACTATACAAGAGGTAAAAGCTGATAAAGATAAAATAATTTTTTCAGATATATTTCCTGGTGTAAGTATAAAACAAGGTGATGGTGCTATGAACCTTTGGAGTTTAGAAGGTGGATACAATAACTATCTAGCTACTGCACCTGGTGGAACTGCTACAGGGTTTGGTTGTAGTCTTATGATAATAGATGACTTGATCAAAAATGCAGAAGAAGCTTACAATGCTAATGTTTTAGACAAACATTGGGAATGGTATTCACAAACAATGCTTTCAAGACTTGAAGAAGGCGGAAAAATAATAATTATAATGACTCGTT